AAACAAAAATTAGATGAATTAAATAAAAGTACAACTGCATCTGAATCTGAAATAAAAAAACAAGAAGAAGCAGTTAGTAAAGCATCTAAAACACTTGCGACTGCAGAAAAACAATATGATTCAAACAATAGAGCGATTAACAATTTTCAAAAACAATTAAATACTGCTCAAACAGAAATAAATGGAATAACTAAAGAAATTGAATCTAACAATAAAGCAATGTCAGAAATGGAAAAAGGAGCAAAAAATACCGCTAATTCATTAAGTGGTATGATTAATTATGTTCTAAAAGCAAATCCATCAGTTAAAGAATTCGGTAATAGATTTAAAACTGACTTTATTAATAATTTTAATGATTCTAAACTAGGAACTGGAATTAATAATGTTAAAGATAAAGTAAATCAGTTAAAAACTGGTATGACTAATTTAACTAATGGTTCTACAAGTCTTGGTGAAATATTAAAAAATAAAGTAATAAAAGTCACAGATGAAATGATTTCACCAATGCAAAAAGGGAAAAAAGCAGTAGATGATTTAGGTAATGAATTTGATGATACAAAAAATAAATCAATTTCATTTGGAGATATAGTAAAAGCAAATCTAACTAGTGGTGCTATTGCTCAAGGTTTAGATTTAATTATTAATAAAGTAAAAGCATTAGGCGATGGATTTAATCAATTAGTAATTCAAAATGGTTTAGATAGGGCTATAAATATTGAAAATGCTACTAATAAATTAAATACATTTACTTCAAGTGCTGAAGAAACTCAAGAAATAATGACAGCAGTACAAAATTCTGTTGATGGTACGGCTTTCTCAATGGACTCAATGGCTACTATTTCTGCAAGTATGTTTGCAGCAGGAATTAAAGATAGTAAAGATATGGAATCTACATTAGCACTTGTTGCTGATACTGCTCAAGTCACTGGTAGTGATTTATCTGAAATCGGTAGTATTATGACTAAAGTGGCTGCAAGTAATAAATTAACTGGAGAAACAATGACTCAATTAACCGAAAGAGGTCTACCAGTCTTAAGTACACTTGCTGAACACTATGGAATAACTACTGAAGAAGCTCAAAAAATGGTATCAAGTGGTAAAGTTAGTTTCCAAGAATTTAGTGATGCAATGACTTCATTAGTAGGTGGTGCTGCTCAAGAATCAGGTAAAACATTTGAATCATCATTAGCAAATTTAAAAAGTGCTTGTGCTAGAATTGGTCAAACATTAATGACGCCAATTATAAATGGAGTAGAAGCAGGTACTTTATTAACTGAAAATGAAATGGCAGAAATGACAAATTCAATTGCTAAAACTGGCACATTATCTGAAAAACAATTAAAGCAATTATCAGATAAAGGTGTTGATGCATTAGGTTTACTTGCTGATAGTATGGGAATAACTACTGAAGAAGCTAAAGCGATGTATGAAAATGGTCAAGTGTCAGTTGAACAATTCCAAAATTCAATGAGTCAAAGTGTTGGTACAATGGCTGATATAATGAATACTGCTAAAGATATGATAAAACAAATTGCAGCGGGTAATGTTGATGGTTTAGATGAAATGGTAGACCAATTGATAACTCAAACAACATCAATGGCTACAAGTTTTCTAACTAATCTATCTGAAATGACGGAAAAAATACTTCCAGTATTAAGCAATGCTTTGAATAATATTTTAACTGCATTACCTAGTATATTGCAGCAAGTGTTGCCATTAATAACTGGAATAATAGGTAATGTAATTCAAGTACTTACTCAAAATCTACCTACATTATTATCAACAGTTATTCAAATGGTAGTCCTATTGATAAATGCTATAAGTGAAAATCTACCAACGCTAATTCCAATAATAGTGCAAGCGGTAGTAGATGTAGCGATGGCTATATTAGATAATATTGATTTATTAATTGATGCAGGAATAAATCTAGTATTAGCATTAGCCGATGGTTTAATTGAGGCTCTTCCTAATTTAATTGATAAAATACCAATAATTATAGATAAATTAATTGATGCAATTGTAAACAACTTGCCAAAAATAATTGAAATGGGTATTACACTTATAGTTAAATTAGCCGAGGGGCTTATAAAAGCAATACCTCAATTAATTTCAAAAATCCCACAAATAATATCTTCGCTTTTAAATGCAATAACTAATAATGGTTTTTCTAAAATGCTAAATGCAGGTAAAGATTTACTTAATAAAGTCAAAGAGGGTATTACAAGTGGAATATCAGGTCTTGGAGATGTTGGTAGAAATTTAGTGACTGGTCTATGGAATGGTATTAATAATGCTAAAGATTGGGTGCTAGGAAAAATTAAAGGATTTGGTAAATCAATTTTGTCAGGAATAAAAGGAATATTTGGAATTCACTCACCATCAACAGTATTCCGTGATGAAATAGGTAAAAATTTAGCACTTGGTCTTGGTGAGGGATTTGAAAATGAAATGGAAAATGTAAATGATATGATTTCATCAGCAATCCCTACAAATTTTGATTTAGGAGTAAATGCAAATCTTGGAGATTATGCAACTACTACATCAACAGATTATAATCTAGCAGATAAAATTGCATCTGCAATAAAAAATGAATTAAAAGATATGAGAATCGTACTTGATGATGACAAAATAGGTAAAGTAGTAATAGATAAAGTAGAAGAGGTGGTGTATTCGTGAGTTACATAATTTTTAAAGATAAATATTCAACTGATATTAAAGGATTAATAATAAGCGAATTACCACCTATTACTAAACCTGAATTAAGAGTTAGAAAAACTGAAATAGATGGTAGAGATGGAGATATAATTGAAGATTTAGGATATGCATCATATGATAAAAAAATAAAAATAGGTTTATCATATAACTATGATGTAGATGAAATAATTGATTATTTTAGCGGTAGCGGTGATTTAATAATGAGTAATGAAGAAGATAAAGTTTATAAAGCAAAAATTTATTCAAAAACAGATTATGAAAAATTAATAAACTTTAAAACTGCTAATATTACATTTCATTGCCAACCATTTAAGTATTGGTATCACGAACCACCTTTTATACATGAAATAAAGTCAACTGATACTGAATATAAAGTCACTAATGCTGGGCTTTTAGAGTCTAAACCTACAATGACATTATGGGGAAATGGTGAAGTGACAATAGCAATCAACGGTTATGATGTATTTACAATAGAAATAGATGATGAATATGTAACTATTGATTCTATGGAGCAAGAGGCATATAAAGATAGCACTTTAAAAAATAATCATATGACTGGTGATTTCCCAACACTAAAAAGTGGAGTGAATATTATCACTTGGACTGGAGATTTAACTAAAATAAAAGTTGAATCTAATTCGAGGTGGTTATAATGATATCAGTATATAATTCAACTGAAACAGAATTTGCTACTAATGGAATAAAAATATTAAAACCATTAAAAGCATTAGTCCATCTTGAAGATAATGGAGATTTTTATGTAGATTTAAAAGATACAATAGATAATCTTGATTATTATCAATCAGGCATGATTATAAGAGTGAATACTCCGTGGGGGTATCAAGGATTTAGAGTGTCAGATACTACAATTGAAAATAAAAACATTACTTGTAGAGCTAAACATTTATATTTTGATGGTGATAATTATATTATAAAAGATAGTTATGTTGTTGATAAAAACTGCAATGATGCGTTAGACCATTTAAATAGTGCTACAGATAAAACATCACCATTTAAAACACTATCAGATGTGACAACAATTGCAAGTTTTAGATGTGTAAGAAAATCATTAACTGAAGCATTTGCCACCGTTGTTGAGCGTTGGGGTGGTCATTTAAAAAGAGATAATTTTAATGTTGAAGTTAGAAATACAATTGGCTCAAATAATGGAGTAGTTCTAGCATATGCCAAAAATATTGAAAATATAAAAGCAGAAGAAGATTGGTCAGAAGTAGTTACTAAAATATTACCCGTAGGCAAAGACGGAATACTACTTCCTGAAATATATATAGAATTAGATGAAGAATTATATGATATTCCATATTCTAAAGTTGTTTCATTTACTCAAGATGATATAGATGAGCAAGATTATACAGATGAAGATGGAAATCTTGATGAAGATGCATATAATGAGGCATTAATTACAGATTTAAGAAGTCAAGCAGAAAAATATCTCGAAGAAAATAAATTGCCTAAAGTGAATTACTCATTATCTGCTTATTTAAAAGAAATATCTGATGTTGGAGATATTATTAGAGTAAAACATCCAAAATGCAAAATAGACATATCTACAAGTGTAATCTCAATTGATTATGATGCAATACATGAATCATATACAAATATAGAATTTGGTAATTTCAAAAACAAATTAAAAGATTTATTTTCTAAAGTGTCTGCTGATACTCAAACACAGATAGTAATAAATAATGATTCTACCGTTGCAAAACTAGAATCAGAATTAGAATCTGCAACTAATCAAATAAGGTCTGCAATGGGTGATTCATATGTAATTTATGATGGAGATAAAATATTAATAGTTGATACATTACCTAAAGAAAATGCAAAAAACTGCATTTTAATAAATAATGGAGGTATAGGATTTAGTAATACAGGAATAAATGGCACTTTTAGTTCTGCTTGGACAATTGATGGAACATTTAATATGCAAAATATTAATGTAATAAATTTAGTAGCTGATATGATAAAAGGTGGTACTTTGAAATTAGGTTCTAATGAAAATGAATCAGGTCAATTAGAATTATATGATGAGTCAAATAAATTAATATGTGAATTAAATAAGAGTGGTTTAACTTTCTATAATGATGATAATTCCTATATAAAAATAAATCCAGTTGTAGGATTTGCAGGTTATGATTCATCTGATAATAAAACTTACTGGGTTGATGGAGATGAATTTCATATGAAAAAAAGTGTAGTTGAAGAAGAAATTACATTTGTAGGTAAAGCAAGAATAATACCAATAACAACTGATACTAATGATGGCATCGGTTTTGTTGCGGTGGTATAGAATAGGAGTGATAAAATGGCATCTTCTGGTAGTTTTACAACATCAGCATATGGTGGAGTAAGAAGTATAACATATAACTGGTCATTATCATCTCAAAATGTAACCAGTAATAATTCAACCATAAGTCAAAATTTTCAAGGTAGCGGTTCAAATTCGTCGAGTTGGTATTATACTAAAAACGGATATTTAAATGTAAATGGCTCTAGAGTATGGACTCAAGATTCAAGCAGTAAAATTCAACTTTATGTCGGCACGGTCTTATATAGTGGTACTTCTACTATAGGGCATAATTCAGATGGTACAAAATCATTTAGTGCAGATGGTGGTGCTACAATTTATTATTATTCTACATATCAAACTGGTAGTGGGTCTTGGTCATTACCTACTATTGCTAGGGCATCTAAAATAAATTCATTTAGTGGTACAAATATTGAATCATCATTTAAGGTTACTTACACATCGTATTCATCTAGTTTTACAAATAAATTGAGAATTTCAATTCCCCAAGTAGTAGCACTTCAAACTAAAGAATATACAAGTGGTACGAGCTTCACATTAGATGATAGTACTATTGAATATTTATATGAATATATGGCATCTTCAAAGACAGTACAACTTGGAGCAGTAATCGAAACATATAGCGGTAGTACAAAAATTGGAGAGAGTTCAGAAATAATTAATACTTGTTCTATTACAAATGCTAATCCGACATTTACTTCAAGTCAACTTACATATAAAGATACAAATGAAGATATAGTTGCAATCACTGGTAGTAATCAGTATATAGTACAAAATCAATCAAACCTAAAAGCTACATTTACAGATGCCACTGCAAATAAAGGTGCAAGTATGTCTAGTTATGAAGTAACATTTAATGGTAAAACAACTTCATATACTGCAGGTCAAACAATAGACTTTGGTAAAGTAAATTCTTCAAGTAATTTAACATTATCAATAAAAGCAATAGATACTCGTGGATACTCTACTACTATATCTAAAACTATTAAAATATTAGAGTGGTCATTACCTAAAGCAAATGTAGTTTATAATAGAACAAATAATTATGAAGATGAAACTACATTAAATGTTGATACCACTATCTCATCAGTAAATTCTAAAAACTCTATTCAAAGTATTAAATATAGATATAAACAATCAGGTAGTAGTTCGTACGGCTCGTACACTACAATTGAAAATGCAACAGATGTAGTTATTGAAATGGATAAACTATATGCGTGGGATTTTCATATTCAAATAAAAGATAAATTTGGTACAACAAATTATTATTTTACATTACCAAAGGGTATGCCAATTTTATTTATAGATATTTTACTGCAAGCGGTTGGAATAAATTCATTTCCAACTAAATCAAAATCATTAAATGTTGGAGGTTATGAATTTGATGAATTATTCGCAGTAGGAGAAATAAAAATAACTGCAGAAAATCAAAATCCTAGTGATAGTGGGTGCATAGGCACTTGGGAATTATTACATAGTGGTACGATTTTTAGTGGTTTAGATACAACGTTTTATGTATGGAAACGTACAGAATAGGAAAGGAGTAGGTTATGGTAAATAAAACGTATGATATAATTGCAAATTTTGAAGGTTCTGATAGTTTAACATCAGATTATATTACACTTGTAATGGGTGATTATAATTCGGTGACTTTCAACTTTCAAATAGAAAAAGAGGCAGATTTAATAGTATTCTACCTAAGAAAACCTAGCGGTGAAGAATATATTAATGTCTTAAATAATAACTCAATAACAATTGAGCGTGGAGTACTTGATGAAAAGGGTAAATATACATTTGCAATCTCATTATTTGATGAAGATAGCAAATTAACAAATGCTCAATCAGGTAGAATTAAAGTAGTTGAATCTGAATCAACTGCATATGAAGATGAAGAAGTTGAAGATGATGATAGATATCCAGTGTTAGATGAATTAATAACTAGAATGGAAACTTTAACATCTAACTTGACTTCAACATATGAAGATTTATTAGAAAAATATAATGATAATGCTGAAGAAAAAACAGATGCATTTAATGACAATTATGAATCTCAATTAACAAATTTTAATGCTAATGTTTTATCTGCTCAAGAAGAATTAACCGAAACTACTACAATTGAGTTTGATGAAAATTGTGATAGTAAAAGAATAGAAGAAACTATAAAAAATCATTTTGCATTGACTCCTGATTACAATTTATATGGTGTTAAATTCCCACTATGGGATACTAGTCAAAGTTGTGTTGGGGAAAAAACAGATGCCAATGCAAATTATTCAGTGACTCCTGCAACAGATACAGATTATGGTGAAGATACATATCCATCTTCATTTGATACATATGATGTAAATGCTTATGTAGATGATGATGGAGTAAGACACATAACAGCGGTTAAAGGAATGAGTACATTTGAAGATACTGGTAAAGTTGATGTCTTCGTACTATTTAGAAAAAGATATTTTAAAATCTATGAAGAAGATGGTTATCAGTATATAAAAATGTCATTTATGCCTAGAGATGGCTATGATGTTGTACCTATGTGTATAAATAAAGATGGTACTACCAATGATTGGTTTTTAATACCAAAATATGTCTGTGGAGATATAGATGGAGTTCCTTATTCATCTAAAGGTCTTGCACCATCTTGTTATATGGCTAATCCACCTGATGGAGTTTCATCTGTAGCAATGAGTTATAATGCAGGAGTAAATATTATTAAAAAAAATCGTGGTACATATTACACTGGTGGATTGCGTATGGAATATTCGTTCCTTGCTTGGGAATTTATGTTAAAATTTGCAACAAAAAATCAACAATCAGTTATGTACGGAAATTTAAACAATTATACTCAAGCATTAGTTAGTGTGACTGAAGAAAATGTAAGTAGAGTAATTTTAAATAATTCTAATGCTAATAAAATAGATGTAAATACATACATATCAGTTGGAGATAAAACTACAAATACTGATATAAGTAGAACTCAAGGATATATGCATAATATTGCATATGAAGTTAAAGTTTTATCTAAAGAAAAATATGATGATAGCAATATTGCTTTAAATTTAGAATTGGATGATACAATTACTACTACTTCTACAACTTATGTATCAACAATGAAAGAACGTTCAGGTTATTCAGATTATGTGTTAAGTAGAACTGGTTCTATTGGTTCTAATACCAATGGTAGACATGGAGCAGTGTTCGAGGGTGTAGAAATACTTGTAGGTGGTTCAGAAATAATTAGTTGTGAAATAGAAAAAATAGTTGATGCTACTACAAGAAATATTTACTATACTAACGATGCAACTAAATTAACGACAAATACTACAACAGCATATACAAATTACACCTTAATTGAAACTCCACTACAAATTACAAATAGTGGTAGTGAAAATTATATAACTGAAATGACATATGATACTAAAACTGGTACTGGAGTGGTTACTGGTGCAGGTCAAAGTGGTAGTTCTTCAACTACTGGGTACTGTGATGCTTGTTATTTAGGTGGAGATACATCTGGGGACAAACAATCTGTGTTGTTCGGTAGCCTAGTCGATGGTGCTAGGAGTGGTCTCTTCCGTTGGGCTGGGCACCATCCGTTGACTGGTGCTAGCTGGCATCTCCTTTCTCGCCTTTCTATAAATGCTGTAGGGGGTGAATTATCCGAATAGGATAAGAGGGGAACTCCCCTTTGAATAAATAAATTAGGGTAGCAAAATATTAAGGGCTTCTGTGTTGTTCGGTAACCTAGACAATGGTGCTAAGAGTGGTCTCTTCCGTTGGAATGGGAACAATCCGTTGACTGGTGCTAACTGGAATCTCCTTTCTCGAATTTCATTATATTTATTTTATTAATTTTGCTATCGCACCTAAGTAGGGCGTGTGAAATATCACCTATTACTGAATAAGTATAAATATAAGATTGAAAAGCGTGAGGCTAGTAGTCAATTGATGAACGCCTCTGACATCTTGAAAGGGTACTAAATGAAAAGATATTTAAAAAATTTTACAATTACCGAAAAATTTGTAAAGAATAGTATATATGAATGTTTAGATGGTAGCCGTAGTCATAAACAAAGATGGACTAGATACGATGTAATTAATTTTTTAATGGCTTACACTAAAAAATATGCTAAAGAATTTAATAAAGAAATAACAGATGAACAAAAAATTAAAGAAGAATTGAAAAAAATAGTTAAACATAAAAGATATAGAATATTTCCATTAATAGATTACATTGCTAGAGATTTTTATAATGAAATTATAAATGAATCAATTTTATTTCCACCAATTTGTTATAAAAATAAATATGACACTTTAACTAAAAAAAATAGAGAAATAGGAATAACTTCAATAAAACAGCAGTGCTTTGACTATATAGTAGTAAATGCTTGTAAGGAAATGTTTAAAGCAAAAATTGGGCATTATCAGTGTGCAAGTTTAAAACTAAAAGGTCAAACATTTGGAAAAACTGCAATTGAATCTTGGATTAGAACTAATCCTAAAAAATGCAAATGGGTATATAAAGCGGATATTGAAAAATTCTTCCCATCAGTTGATCATGACAAATTAAAAGAGAAATTAAAAAGAGATATTAAAAATGAAAAAGTCTTATACATTTTATTTACTTTAATTGATACTTATAAAAAGGGCTTATGTATCGGCACATATTTATCTCAATATTTAGCAAATTACTATCTATCATATGCATATCATTATATTACAGAAAATTTATATACAATAAGAAGAAATAAAAGAATAAATTATATAAATTATGCTTTATTTTATATGGATGATATTATTCTTTTTAGTTCTAACAAAAAATATTTAAAAAGAGTAATAATCCTA